ACCAAACACGAGATCAGTATTGCCAATGGTGTAAAGAACTGCGTTGTTCGCGTTACCAATACCGCCAGTGCTGTAACTTGCTCCGTTTACACCCGCGAACAGTCCTGTGCCGTTTCCGTTGGTGACTGCATAGCCACCTTGCTCACTTGCCCCGCTGTTGTTTGTGGTCGTCATAACCACACCACCACGAGAGTTTGCAGTAAAGCCAACACCAAGGCTCGTCCCATCAAACGTCAGCGCAGACCCAGTGGTCAGGACTTTGGAGGCGTTGAGGTACGGCACACCATTAGCAGTGCCAGCCGACAGCGTGAGCGCAGCAGAGAACGCAATGTCCCGAGGGACGACATAGGTGTCGCCAGACTGTGCCGCTTGGATCTGCGGGACTGCTGTGTTCAGTAACAAAACCTCGTATGCGGCCATGATTTACCTCAAATGGGGTTGTATGACGTGCCGTTGCTAGTCAACACTGTCTCTACAACATAAAAGTTGGTTCCTGCGCTGTTCCGCACCTCCTCATCGACTGTGTAAGGTACAGCCGTGCTGGTGAGAACAACCCACGGAGGTCCGGGGTTCGGGCCTGCAAAGTCAGTCGCAAGCGTAGCGACTGTACCCAGCCCCAGCCCGAGGCCGTTGCGGACAGGTATGCCGAAGCTCATTGGATGTTGATTGGTTTGGCGTAAACCGTGCCGCCGCTTGCAATTTGAATAGCACTGACGCGCCACGGCGCGCCAGTACCTTGCGGCACAACAAATGGAATCGGGGTGTTTGCAGGGATTGGCGTTGAATTGGACGTAGCGGTCACGCCCTCACCTACCGCTACATAAGCGGCAGTCGTACACCAAATTACCACGCCCTGCGGGCCGGCAGGCCACGCACTCGTGCTGCCCGCAGTGCCTGTGTAAGCTGCTGACGCGGCTGCAAAATTAGAGTCAGCAAGAGGATTTAGCAATTCCATAGTAATGTCCTTACGCAAGGAATTTGAGCTTGTAGAGCGTGGTGAAGTAGAGCGCGAGGATCTCATCGATGATGTTTTGCAAGGTCGTGTCTTCCTTCTTCACCACCTTGTACCGCATCTCTTCGATGTCCTTGACCTGCCCCTCCAAGAAGTCCACGATGTTGCCGGTTCGCTTGGCTGATTGCAGCGCGATGGCGCCGATCAGACCGTACTTGCCTTGGTAGGTTTCTGCGAACTTGTCCGCGAGGTCGATGATGCCGTCGTAGAACTCGTTCAACGCAACGTGCTTGGCGTATGACCGCGTCGCCAGATGCGTCGAATGCGCGACATCGCGAGCAAGGAACATCTGACCGATAAACACTTCGCACGTCATTGCGGCATCCCCATGTCAAGCGGCAGTTGCTCCATCGGAGGCTGCATTTCAGGCATCTGCGGCATCGGAACCGACTGCTCCATGACATCACGCAGCGTAATCACCACGATCTCCTGCACCTGTTCGGGCGTCATGCCCGCTTGGACAGCTTGAATCCGCTTGGTTTCGGCATTGTACTCTTCGATCCGCAGTTTCTGCGCTTCCATCGACTCGCTGACAGTCTTCAGCATCCCGTGCAGTTGGTCAAGCTCTTGACCCATCGCCTGGATCTGCTGGTTGGCCATCTGCAAAGCCGGGTCGTCTTCGTCTTGCAAGAGCTTCGGGTCAATCGTCTTCTTGAGCCGCTCGGCAAGCTCCTGCGCGCCTGGCCAGTCCATGTTCTTGACGAACAGGTCGCCAGCGACCGCCCAGAGCTGCGGGTTGCCTTGCAGGATCTGCCCCATCGCGTCCATCGCTTCCTGACGCTTGGTCAGGTAGCTTGGGCCGGTCGTGACCTTGACGTCGTACTTGCCGACTGAGGGGTTGTAGATCTTGTCGATAACGATGCCCTGCTCGTTCACCACCCGCCGCACTGCTTCCGGCTGCGTCGGGTCGATCTTGACCATGTTGGACTCGCCGTCCAGACCAATGATCCGCGCGATGCGCTGGGTATCGTAGATTTTCGGCACCAGATCGATGATCTGCCGCGTGATGTGACGCACGGCGCGGGCCAGATTGTCGACGTAGTGATAGGTGCCTGTGTTGCTCTGCTGCTGACGCGCAAGGATCGCACGGCCAGACCGCTCGTTCGAGGTCGCGCCCAGACTCGGGTCGTACTGGCCTGTGGTCGCCTTGAGGTCGTCAGACGCCCCAAGTTTGGCCTGAATGAGGCCAGGTTGGGCCATGACAGGCGGCGAACGCTGCGGCAGCGGCAACGGTGCGCCCATGCCGTCTGTGGCGTCTGGGTTGACTTCGAGGTACGGCCAGTTGTTGATGTTGGCCGTCTTCCATTGGTTTTCGTAGCCCTCGAACTGACCGCCGTAGCCGATAAACGGCGCTTTGGGCGCCAGCGCCAGCATCTCGGCTTCTTGGCTCGTCCAGTAGTTGTAAAGCCGTTGGGCGTCCTTGGCGTTACGCACCAGACCCGAGATCTGCACCTCGCCGTCGATCTCGAACTCGTTTCCGACCACTCGAACGACCGGAATCCACTTGCCCGGCCATTCCTGCTCTTCCAGCACCTCAAAACCGTTGGTTTTTAGCCATTTGACGGTTTCGATCGTCACTTTCCGCTGCCGGGTGGGCCGCAGGCCCATCTGACGCATCTGCTTGTCCTGCGGGTCGCCCTGATAGGCGAGCGTGCCGTCCGGGTAGAGGTTGAGCGTGGTGTCCTTGGGTTCTTTGTAGAAATACTCCGCGATCCGGATCGTCATCTCGTTGATCCAGACCGACAGGTTGCCGTCACCGACACCTTCTGACTGGATGGACGTGATCGGCGTTGCGTTCGGGAACATCCGTTCGTACTCATCCTTCGGAATGTCTTCCGTGATGAAGCACCACTTGGCGTCCGAGCCGCACGGGTCTTGAATCGTTGGGTCCATGTAGACCGAAAACGGGTTGCGAAGGCGCCCGATCTTGATGTCCTGATCGAAGCTCTTCTCGTCGCAGTACTCGGTCAAAAGCCGAATGTAGCCCTCGCCTTGCGTCACCTGGCACTCGCACGCGGTGTCGTAAGCGACATCCGCATCCGAGATGTACTCAATGTGCCGCACCAAACCGTCAAAAATCTCCGCGACCTCGATGTCTGCGTTGTCGTCAACCGGAATGACCTTCCCGGACGGCCGATTCTGCCGCTGGTCGTTTGTGACCTGCCGGACGTGCTGCGGGAGCTTGTTGATCGTCAGGCAGGGCCGCGCGTTGATCGTCTGGCCTTGGGCGCTGCCGCGTGTCTTCAGCACGTCAGCGGGCCATTGGAAGTTGTTGTCGGGCGAGCCTGCAAAGAACCGCAGGTCGTCCAACTGGTCTTGCCGGCTGTCCGAATAGGCGTCCAGCGCGATCCGCAGCCGCTTACGCATCTCCGACAGCATCTCTGCCACGTTGCGCTTGGCGCGGCGGGGCGCTGCGTCCGCGTCGGCTACCTGCGCGGCCCCGTACAGACCGTTGTCATCGTAAGCCATTACTTACCTTTGCCTCGTTTGGCTGCTGCGGCTTGCGATTGCGCCTTACGCTGTGTGCTGTACGCGATCGCGACCGCTTGGGGCTGCGATTTGCCGTGCGCCATCTCGGTTTTGATGTTGTTCCGGAAGGCAGCCTTGCTGGGCGACTTAACGAGCGGCATAGCTACCTCTTTTTGGCTGTTTTGGCCGACTCTTTGAAGTCTTTGGCCGTTGGCGCGCCCCTGGCGCCCGGTTTTCGCATCTTCTCGCCGCTGCCGGCTGCGATACGGGCGCGTTTTGCGTTGATATTGGCGTAAAGCCCAGGTTTTGTCGCCATGTCAGCACTTCCACCGTTTGAGCGCCGCTTTGGCGCGTTCGCCGTCCTTGGCCTTGGCTGCTACCGCAGACATACGCGAGCAGAACGACTTCTTGCGTGCGGCGTCAGCCTCCGTCTTGGGGCTGGGCGCGGGCGCCTTCAGGTTGCTGCCTGTCTCGCGGTTGTACTTGGCCCGCCCCTTCGCGGTCAGCCCCGCGCCTTGGCTCGTTGGCAGCTTCTCGCCTCGCCCGACCGACAGACTGACTGATTTCTTGGCCATCAATACCCCATCCAGCCCGACCGGACGGCGTCGGGGCTACTGTATGAACGAGTGATAGCGCTTGTGCGGGCCTCGGACGACTGCCGCGAGGCGACCGGAAACGCGAACGTACACGCCAGCGCGTCTGCTGCGTCAGGGGAGGCTAGCCCGCGTGCTTTCATGTCCTTCTTGCTCTCCAAGAAGACCGTTCCCGATGAGTCGGGCTTGACCTTCGGCCCGGTGAGGTCGATCTTGAGCTGCCGATCGGCCGGTATGTGCGCGGACTTCAGCCACTCCCGCATCGCGCCCCAAAGCTCGGCGCGCTTGTTGCCCCACATGACCGGGTTCTTCGACTTCCAACCAAAGTTGACCCCACGCACCTTATACCGCTGTTCCGTCAGCCGGTCAAGTATGCCGTAGCCGAGCCCACCCTCGTCCAGCACCGTGAGCGTGGGCTTGTACTCCTCGATCGCGTCGATCACGTGCCCGACCACCGTCATGGTGTCGTCGCCCCTGTACCGCTTGATGTGCAGCAGGTCGCGCCCTTGGCGCACGACGATCACGGTGCTGTCGGCGCCCGACCGTGCCGGGTCGACGCCGATCACGATGGGCGCGTCCGGATCTTTATAAGGCTTGCGCTTGGCCGCCTCGTCGGGCAGGTGCGGCGGGATGAACTGGTCGTCGCCTGTCGCCGGGAACTCACCGTACACCTCGATCCGCGCCTGCGGGCTGTCCTCGCCGTACTCCGCGATGATCTGCTCGTAGACGCTCTTGTCGGTGTCCTCGACGTCGCGCGCGTCGATGTTCTCCGTGACCCAGAAGTCACGTTTTGAATTGAAACACTCAAAGAAGTACCCTGAGTTGCGGCGCGGGTTGCTGAACGCACACCAGAACCGATGCGGCGTGTTCTCCGTAAAGAAGCCCTGCGCCACGTCCCAGATCGAGTCCGGTATGCCTGACGCCTCGTCAAACACCAGGAACACCCCGTCTGTGTTGTGCAGACCCGCGTAGGCGTCCGGGTTCTCTTCCGACCACAGGCGCCCCTCGATCGACCAGAACCGAGTCCCTTTCTTCAGATCCCGCTCGACCAGCTCCGCGATCCACTTGGCCGGGCTGACCCGGGTGGCGCTGATCTCGAACCAATGACTGTTGATCAGTAGCGCGAGCCACTTGGTGATCTCGGCCCAGGTGATCGACCGCAGTTGCGCTTCACTATTAGCGGACACGATCGTTGTGCTGCCGATGCGGGTTGACAGCATCCACAGCACCAGCCAACTGACAAGCGCCGACTTGCCGATGCCGCGACCGGAGGCGACCGCCATCCTGAACACGCTGTAGTCAATCTTGCCGCCGTTCTCACGGATATGGTTCGCAATGCGCCGCAGGATGCGCCGCTGCCAAGCGCGCGGGCCTTTGTGCTTGGTGAGCGGTGTGTGCTCCTGCCCCCACGGGAACGCCAGCATCACAAACGCCTCTGGGTCGTCTTTGATCTTGGCAGACCAAAGACGGCTCATCAGTAGCTGTTCGTCATCCGCGCTGTACTTGGGCTGTTGCATGGGCTGGCAGCACCTCGTTCATCTGCACATCAATGACGCGGCGCTCCGCTGCCTCAAGCGCCCCTAATATACTGATCTGTTGCGCGACGTCGACCTGCACCTGCTGTTTGGCGACCCAGTCGTGCTTGTGTTTCAGGATCTCAAGCGCCGCCTTGTGGTCACCTGACAGCGCCGCCGCCATCAACACCTTCGACAGTTCAGCCTCAGCGTCGGCGCGCCCCTTCTGTTCAGCCATCTCGACTAGCGGGTCC